GCGCAGCCACAAACGCCAGAAGTCAAAGCTCGTGTTGCCGAATTAAACGACATGGTCTTGGGCCTGCACGAGCAGGAAGTTGCCGCTATCCGCGCAGAAAAACAAGTGGATGCAGAGACTCGGGATATGTTCCCCGGCCTGTCGGAGGAGCCTGCACAAGCGGGTTTGTTCCCTGAGCTTGACGTAGTTCGTCCGGATACTGCAATACCAGAACCTATCAGACGCCTGACGCGGGAACAAGAAGAAGCCCGTCGTAGATTAGAAACCGCTGATGCCCAAGCCGCAGCTGATGCCGCGCAAAAAGAACAAGAACGCAAGGGTGGCCAGTATCGGTTGCCACTGCGTACCGTGCCTGAAGATAGAAACGTAGGCCGTAATTTGCAGATTCCTGCACGTCCTGATGAAATTACGATGCAGGACTTGGAAGACCTTGGCCTACCCATGCGCTCAGCCAAAGGTTGGTTACAACAAAACGTCGTTGGTAAAACCCCTGCTGAGATTCGTGTGTTGGTTGGGAACAACCCAGATTTGTTATTGCAAAAAGGCACTCGTGCGCAAGTGTTGAAATACTTAACTGCGCCCGTACCTGAAAGCTTTAAGGAGGAACCAAGTGGCACGAAAACTACCCCGACGAATTTGCCTAAGCCAAGACCTCAGCCCAGAGGAGGTCAGCCAAGCGTGGGAGTATCTGGTGAGCCTACCGGCACCGAACTTCTACAACCCGGAACCAGAGTACCCCCCGCCACCGGAACACCTGCAACACCTGACGGACTCGGACTGGCACCTGCTGGACAGCCTATTGGCACGGGAGTTAATGCTACGGGAGCGGCTAAGCCTGCACTAAATGCGCCTGTCACTCCTACTCCTTCTGCTGCTCCTGTTACCCCTGCCGCACCTGTTGCGAAACCAGCGGTGGCTACTGAACCGACTACTAAAACTACCACTACCAAAAAGGTGGAAGCACCGGCTCCTGCTGTCGCTGCTAAAACTGTAAAAAGTAGCCACACCCGTCTGCAAAACATCATTGATGACGAAACAATCCCAGCTGCCACACGCAAGCAAGCTGAGAAAAACATGGATCTGCTTGACGATCCATCAATGAACGCCAGCAAGGAAGATCGCAAAGGCAACGAGGACTACGTCAATAAATTCTTAACCCGCGTTGAGGGTCTTCGCTCCGTTGCAATTGCAGAAGGCCAGACTCTTGACAGTCTTAAAAATGAAGTCAAGAACGCCAAAGGTATTCTTGGCGCAGCGTTGCGTCGCATGGTGGCATCGGGCAAAGTCGTATTGGAAGAAGCGCACCCATCCGGCAAAAAGATTGGCGGATTTTTTGATGGTAGTAAAGTAACGCTATATGCAAATGGTATTCCCTCTGGCCAATCTATGGCTGTTGCCTTGCATGAAGTCGGTGCCCACCTTGGCATGGAAAAATTGCTTGGCAAGAAGCAATACAACGCCGTCATCGACCGTATCTTGGACATGGTTGCAAAAGGCGATGGTTCTATCGAAGCGCAGATAGCGCAAGCTGCCTACAAACGCATACCCGTATCCGACTTCAAACGTGGTGTTGGTCGTGACGAGATGGTTGCGTACTTCGTTGAAGAAATGGCAAAAGCCGAGGTTGCTGGTACTTTACCAAAAGTTGGCCCCATGCGTGCCATGTGGAACCAAATCAAGACTGCGATCGTCACGTCGATTAACAAAGCATTGGGTACTAACTTTGGGGTTAAAGACTTTTCTGCCCAAGACATCCTTGACATTGCGAAATCCTCGTTTGTTGCCGAATCTAAAACGGACGTAACTAAAGGCGAGACAAAAGAGTTGTTCTCCACCAACTACACAGCGCAAGACGTCGTGAACAGCATGGGGCCGCTGACGCCTACAAATGAGCGTGGCCTTAAAGGAATGGTTCTGGGCGTTGAGAAAGAAGGCGACCCCAGCAGAGGCGTTAAGTTCCGTGTGGCAGCCGCAGATTCCGCCGCTGCTATTGAAGAGAAACTTAGCCGTACTTTTAACGGTGCAGTGCGTGACTCGCTTGGTAAGTTAAACCCCATGGGTCTGTATCGTCAGGCGCAGGACTACAGCAAGTTACTGCTTGAGTATTTCCAAAATGGGTCGTTGGTAAAAGATAAAACGACTGGCTTATACCGCGCAGTTGGTACGGGCAGTGGCGCTCCCGCCGATGTATTCCCGCTTATTTACGCATGGGGTAAAAAGACAGGCCGAACCAAAGCGCAAGCCGAGCAGTTTGCAAGTCGTGTATTGGAAGCCAAGCGTTTGGACGAAGTGCTAAAAGCTAATCCCGACTTTCCAAAACATATACCAGACCGCGAACGTGCAATCTTGGTTGCTGAGTACAACGCTGACCCAGACTTTGCCAAGATGAACGCGGCAATGGATAAACCCCGTCTTGCCTTGATTAACCAGATGGTTGCAGTAGGCCGCCTATCAAAAGAGAAAGCTGATGAGTGGAAGTCAGTTATTGGCTACGTGCCATTTGACCGTATTGATGACTTCTCAGAAAAGTTTTCTGCGGTTAAACGCACTACGGGACGCGCACCTTTGGCATTGACTAAAGACCCTGAACTGGTTGGATCTTTTGATCGTCCGGTTGGTAACGTGTTTGAGAACTACCTAAACACAATGGGCTGGATGGTTGGGCAGGTAGTTAAAAACGATGCGCGTATACAAACGTTGCGTTCATTGCAAGATTTAGGGTTTACTAAGAAAGACTCCCCCATGCCCGGAGCAAGGGGTAAAACCGCCAAAGCATACGTTGATGGTGAGTTGCGGTATTGGGAACTGCCTTCCGAATACGATGCCGCCGCTTTTCAGGATCTTAACCCACCCAAAATGGCAATCTTCCGCACATTGGGGACCTTCTCTAACATCTTGCGTAAGTCAGTGACAATCTTGCCGCCGTTTGCGTTGAAGCAGGTGACGGACGACGTACAGCGTGCAATACTTACCTCCGGTGTAAAGAACCCCGGCGCTTTGCTCCGTATGTCGTTAGCCAACTTTGGCAAGCTCGCTGTTGCAGAACTGCGCGGCATCCAGCATCCGATCGTCAAGGAGTTTGGTGCGCTAGGTCTGACAGGTGAGTACGACTTTGAGCAGGGCAAACCTGCTGTGTCGCTGCTGAAAGATTTGGGGTACAGAGAGCGCGGTAGATTTGAAACCATCTTACATAGACTTGATGGTATTACCCGTGCGTCTGACTTGGCAGTTCGTAAAGCAATCTACGACCAGACCTTGGAAGAGAACAACAAAGACCGGTTGTTGGCACAAACTCGTGCCCGTGAGTTTATTAACTTCCGTCGCCGTGGAGCCAGCGAGTTGATTGCAATTGGCACTGCCACCATTCCATTCTTTAATGCATACGTTCAGGGTATGGATGTGCTGTATCGCGCAGCATCTGGCAAAGACTCAAGCTCCTCAGTTGGTCGTGCGCAAGCCCGTCAGTTGTTCTGGAGTCGTGCCGGTACCGTGGCTGCGCTAAGCACCCTGTATGCTTTGATGGCGGGTGATGACGAAGACTACAAAGACATGGATCTGCGCACTCGCAACGGTAACTGGATTCTGCCCGGCGGTTATAAGATCCCTGTGCCGGGTGAGTTGGGTGCAATCTTCAAAGTAATCCCTGAGACCGTAATTGAGTACCTGCGTCGCTCTGGCACACCAGAAGAACAAACGGCACTGGAGGCTATCCGTGCTTCCCTGAAGTACATGTCAGAACAATACATTGAACGTACTGTGCCAATCCCACAAGCGGTCAAACCGTTAATCGAAGCATGGACAAACTACTCGTTCTTCACAGGGCGCGAACTGGAAGGTATCTATCAAAAGCAGCAAGACCCTAGCATGCGGACTACGTCTAGGACTTCGGAACTGGCACAGGCTATTTCTAACTTCAGCCGTGACGTGATTGGTGTTGATGCCGTGTCGCCCATCCAGATCGACAACATGTTGAACGGATATTTCGGCTCTACTGCCGCGCTTGTGACAATGACGACAGACAGCTTGCTGAACCCATCACGAATTGACCGCCCACTGCACAAGTACGCACTGCTGAGCAACTATTTGTATGACCCAGTTGGCACTCGCAGTTTGACTGAGTTCTACGACGAGCGTGAGAAGGTTGGTAAAGCCAACAACACCTTGCGTCAGTTGATGAAAACAGACATCGCACGAGCCGAGGCGTACGCTAATGCGCACCAAGCTGAGCTGGCAATGGAGTCTGCAATCAACTCCACGCTTGAGCAACTGGAGCGCACCCGTGCGTATCGTAAGTTCTTGAACAGCCCTGACGGAGCGGCAAGTATGGACAAAGCGCAACGCGAAAAAGAACTTGAAGAGATCAAAAAGATGGAAATCGAGTTCACACGCTGGATGCGCGAAGCCAAGACCGAGCTACGCAAGGTTCAGTAAACCCGCCAGACACGAGCGCCATACCTCCCGTACTCACAGCGGGAGCGTATCTCTACACGCATAATAAAAGTCCTAAGGGCCTCACGCAGCGCCTCTCGGACTTGCGAAGGGGTTGCAGTAGTTGGCAGAAAGAACGAACACCCGACATCAAACCGTTCCCACTGGATAAAGTACTCCACCCCATGCAGGGTGAGTACCCGCACGCTATCCGGCACCTTAGGCTCGACCGGACGCGGTACGGGGGGTTTAGATGTTGACGGTGTCTTCCGCTTGCGTGAACGCCGTTTCGTCGATGCCAATTACGTCTCCATCAAAGATGTAGCAGCGCACTGCAATACCACTAAGCCCACCTACGGCACCGGCACCAATACGGGTTGGATGCGATTTGCCGCCATGCTTGAGATACCCAGCCGCAGTCAACCGAGCCAAGCTATCCCTGACATCTACTTGACGGCTCGTAAAGTACTTACGAAGCTCAGCCACAGGTACAGCAAGCGTACGATTTTCTGGGTCATACCGCATGACTAGTTTGCCTTTTGGCATCACTGCAGGGCGCTCGGGCAGTCCGCTGTGCGGAGTATATGCCGCCACCATTGCGTTGTTAACGTTCTCGTTGATAAATGCACCCAAGGTCTCTTGAGCGATCGTCAAGGGGTTGCCAACGTTAGCTAGGTTTGACGCAACAGATTCGGCCACTACCCCCAAGGCATACTGGTAAATGCGGGAGATGTCGATAGAGATCAAGCCCAACTTCTTTGCAATCATCGCACCAACAAACGCGCATGTCAATAAACAAGAATAGAAACGGTCTGTCTGGTCTAGGTCCAGTGCCTTGTCTACCTTGGCTTGCATTTTGGCAAGCAGCCCCATCACATGATCGTGGTTGTCAATAATGTATTGAATGTAGATCGGTCCTGCCACGCCGTAGTTAGCGTTGAGCTTACCAAACACCTCGTCGATCTCAGCCTTGGTTGAGCCGGTGTACTTATGAAACGCAACCTCAAGCACCCTACGAAGCTCACCATCTGCTGTACTCTTAAGATTCTGCAAGGCATCCACAACTGAGGCGTTACCTGAAGAAAGTGTAAAGTTGCACCACGTCGTGTTGTTGACACGCAGCTTGTTACTCTGCGATTCCATACGGTGCTTGCCTCGCCCTGAGGTGAATCCATATGCGTAGTCAGACAGAATCTCTGGCTTCTCGTTGGTAATCTCATCCACAGTAAATGCGATGCTGTTCATCATGCCAAGCAAGTGCATCTTGGACGCATACGTGTCGTCCTGTTTTAGCAAGAGCGTGTCAGGATTTCCAAAGATAGAGTTAACCACCATCTGCGCCGTTGACTTGCCAGAGCCCGATCCGTTGTGTTTAAGGTGAATCAGCGCGCCCTTCACGTTCTGTTTGGGGCCAATGAACTTCAGCAGGGGTGAACCAAACCCGAAGAACAAAGCCAGTGCGTGCGTCTCAAGTCCGGGCCTGTCGTAAAAGTTAGCGATCTTGCTCCACTCTTCTAACGTGCCAGTTGGTTTGAATTGCTCAGCCAGTTCTCGTGTGCCACTTGAAGGCGGTGCGAGCTTAGTGCCTGCCGCTGTGTACTCTAACTCACCAACGACGAAGCCCTCTCCGTCAGGTGTCCATCCCATTTGACTGCGTGTTTTGTTCGCAGCGTACTGCGACTGCAGTTTGCGTAGTGTCGAAGCAAAATAAGCCATGATTGCATCCAAGTGTTTTCCGTAAGCGACCACACCATTCTTAATTAGTAGGTCGCGCATTTTGTCTTTGGTGAACAACGTAGTCACGGGGGCGTAGAACCTGCGGATACCGTCTTGCTTCATGTGCAAGTTCAGTCCCACCATCTCACCTTCACCATTTCCATACTGGTCTGAGTCAAAGAACCTTTCTGTCAGGTATAGGTCGTATGGATAAATTTCAACATCTTTCTCCTCACCGTCAGGCGTACGTTCTTTTTTGTACACGCCACCCGCCGCACCACGGAAGTATGGAAACGGGTATGCCGGTATCGACATTGTGAGTGCCGGTGCGGTCTCATCCTCGGGAGTTTCAATGATGTACTGGTCATCTTCAACAACCGCCGCCTCTACAAACTTACCCAACAGAATTGGGGTAGAGATCTTCTGCGGACACTCTGCGCAAAGCGATGGATTGTTATCTCGATACCACTCGCATGTGTATGGGCCTTTGGTCTCGGCAGCTTTTGCTTCGGTTGCCTCTGCTGAATAGTCGGGATGCGGTTTAGACAACTTGTGAATAGCGGAAGGCCCGTCTTCACAACGCACAGCAATAGACAACGCGCCACGCCACAATGGTTCTTCTAACGTAGCCGCTTGTTCAAGCGCGTGTTTCATTTGCGCACAGCCATTACCGTTCATACTACGGATAGCAATACGCTTAAACGAACACTTGGGGTAGTCGCCGCCAAGGTCTTTGGACGTTTCATCCATACCAAACTGCTTAGCCGCACTCAAATCAATTGCCGGTGCGGGTAGCGGCTCAATAAACTCAGCAAGGGATACAGGCGTACCCAAAGCAATAATTTGTACGGGTCTCGAGGTTTCGTTCTTGTAGTTATGTGTGCCGGGTATACGCAGAATGCGAGCAACGTCTGCAGTTACGGCAGGGTCGGCAAATAGTTTCTTCTGAGCGCACAAGCGCTTCAGTGATTTTGCGTGTCGCACCCACTCGGATGCGTCTACGTCTTCAGTTAACGGCCAGTATACGTGCAGTCCACCACCTGAGTTAACAAGCGTTGGGCTTGGGAGTTGTGTATCAGCGATGAATATGGATAGGGCTTGAGCGGCGGCGGCTTGGTCAGCGTATGGCTTACCTGTTCCGCAATCTAAGTCAAGAAAGAACGACCGCAGGAATGCTGCGTTATCAACCTTACGACCTGAGTCACCTTCAAACGAGGCAAGTGCGAAGTACGCATCAACGCCTTGGGAATCCATACCAGAGCCAACCGCCTCCACGTCGGCAATCGTCTGCTGAAACGATTGTTTGACGGCACCTGCCCGAATACCCACAGTGCAATAAACGCCCTGCGTAGGTAATACGGAGTTGAGAAAGTCAGTCACAGAACCTCACTGGGTTGAGGGGAAAAAATAGGGGCAACAGTGCTACCTGTTGCCCCACGAGGGTTACTTACGTTTGGATAAACGTGCAATAACTTTAGGCATCTCTGCCTGATGGCGAGCGCGCGGCACCGATTTACCAGTCAGCCAGTTGTACACACTCGCACGAGTCACGCCAAACATCTGCGCAATCTCGGTTATCGGTGTACCTTTGTTGATGCAAACATCCGCCAACTGCATGACAATCGGCTTCTGATCTGCATCTTCAACTTTCTGAATGAAAAGGGTGTAGTGCCCCCGCATCTTATTACGCATCGTCGTCAGTAGCCCAGTCGTTCAGGATGTCAGAAACGTTCTTGGCAGCGGCGGGAGCCTCAGGCTTTGCTTTAGCTGCGGTACGCTTCACAGGCTCAGCCACTTCTTCTGCGGCTTTAGCAACAGGGGCTTCCTTAAACGCTTGAGGTAACGCAGGCATACCTTCAGCTTTAGATGGAACCATCTTCAACTCAATAGCTTGCTTAGCGTCCTCGGTCTGGCTCTGTGCTTTACCCAGTTCCCACTCTTCTTTCGTCAAGGGGCGTACAGCACGGAACTTCAACACTGGCACTGCTTCGGCTGTGTCGAAGCGAGCTTCGGTCACGATGCCTGTAATCGGGATACCATGTCCTGACAAGAACTTACCAAAAGCCTGCAGAGGCATCTTCTCACCTTCAGCACGACCGAAGTATGACTTGGCAGGGACTGACAAGCGGTAGATGTTGCCACCGATGTCGTTCTCCAAAGCCACAGCCAATCGCTTGCTGTAACGGCAGGCACGAGCCTTACCATCGCCAGAGCCTTCGATGTTCTGAGGGCAGGTAGCGCATGACTTAGCTTGCGGGTTTGTTACTTCCTCGTTGGGCACTACGCCTTCGGCAGACCAACAGGCAGGCTTGATGTCCTTGCCTTCTTCGTACTTGTCTGCGTAGAACGTGCGGGTCACACCCTTACCGGATGCAATAACCACAAAGTTCATGGCACGCTCTTCGTTCTTGGCAACTTCTTCGCCGCCTACGACCATGCGCCACACACCGCCCTTGATAGAAATTTGTTTACCGCCAGAGCTACCTGCAATGTCTTTGGTAGTGGCGTCTGCGGCTTCACGCAGGTAGTCAGGGATAACGGAACCGGATTTGAAAAGTGTCATGTTACTCATTTTGATTTCCTTAATTGGAGTTACTTAGATGAACGGCGAACCGTGATCGAGTACTTGGACTCGACATTCACACCTGCGGGCATTTTGTCTGGGTTCTCTTTGATGAACTGCGTAAAGTTTCCTTGCGCAATCCTACGTTCGAGAAGGTCAGGGGCATCATGCTCACGGATGAATTTGTACATACTGTCCCAGTCACTGGTCCAGTAGCGTGTCTTGACAGCTCGTGTGAACGAACCGTGTTGTGTTTTGCCACCGTCTTGTCCAGTGGTCTTGCAGATTTCTAGAAGCTCTTGCTCTACCGCATCAAGCTGTACTTCGAGATCGGCGATCTCAGCTTCCATCTGTCTCTTTTTTGTTTCTTTGGCATCACGTATTTTTATGTATACCTTGACTAACTGACTTGCATCCATATACGACCTTTGATTTGCGTTGAACTAAATTGAAATTATACACTGTCAAATTTCAGTGTCAAGCTCTTGTTTGTATAAATCTACCAAACTTTGATGTAAGTCGATTTTGTTTTGCAACATGACATACATGCGTCGCTCGACTGGACTGCCTTGCAAGTGCGTGACTGTAACGTGGTTTACTTGACCTGCGCGGTGTGCCCTTGAGTTAGCCTGCAGATAGATTTCTGTGGACGCTACTGGACCCCACCACACTACTTGGTCGGCACGAGTCAACGTGATGCCGTGTGCCGTAGCCTGCGGAACCAACAACAGAATGCGTGGGTCGTCTTCTGTTTGGAATTGTTTGATGATGTCTGCTCGGCGTGTAGAAGCAACGCCGCCATGAATCGTCTGCACTGTGTATCCTTCTTTGAGCAGAGCATTCTCTACCATCTCAAGCGTGTGCCGATATGGGATAAACACCAATACCTTATGGTCAGTTTGTTCGATCACGTTTAGCAATTCACTCATGCGGTTAGCCACATCAAACTCAACTACACCGCCATCATCCGTATACACCGCCCCTTGCGCCACTTGCAAAAGTTTATTAAGCATGGCTGCCGCATTTACAGCTGTGATTTCTGAGCCTGCAGCGATGGTCATCATTTGTTTTTTAAGAGCGTCATAGTACTTGGCCTGCTGAGCGGTCAAGGGAACTTCCCGAGTCGAATACAACAAGTCAGGCAAGTCCAAGCATTCTTCCTTTGTGAATCTAATGGCAGGCTGTAGCACTTGGTGAACGATCTGCTGTGCGTCTTGTCTTGGCACCCACTTGTACTGCGTAAGTTTGAGCATCACCTTGTCACGAAACGCACCAAAGAATCTTGGTACTGAGTCAGGCGACACAAGCTTAGCCAAGCCGTATGCGTCAAGGGGAGACTGCGATGCAGGCGTACCCGTCATCATCCACAAGCGAGTCGTTGGTTTAATCAACGTAGCAAGGCACTTCCAACGATCTGTTGATACGCTCTTAACTGCATTAGCTTCGTCCACGATGATGAGGTCAAACCCGCCATCAATCAACTCTTGGTTGACAACCTTCACGCCATCAAAATTGATAACGACAAACTCGTAGTCGCCCTCGATAACTTTCTGTCGTTGCTTGCGTGAGCCTTGTGCAATAGCAACAGTACGGTGCATGACTGTCTTGAACAGATCAGAGCGCCATGCGGTGTCCATGATGGACACTGGGCAGATGACCAACACACGCTTGACCTTACCCTGCTTCATGAGGTAGTCAGCCGCCCACGCCGCCGCACTGGTCTTGCCCGTACCGGCTTCGTTAAACACAAAGCAACGTGGATGCAGTGTGAGAAATTCTGCAGTGGTTCGTTGGTGATCGAATGGCGTAAACATTCCGGGCCACTCATACCGACCAAGGATAGGACTAGGCACTTCACGAATACCTAGATTGCGTAGGAGTTGCACTTCGTCAAAGTCCCAGTGAACTAGAACCTGATCGACGTCTCCGTTGCTGCCTAAAATTTTGCTCTTAGGAATGAGCGATGTGATTTGATTTGCCTTGCGTGTATTAAACAGCAATGCCTTGTTGTCTACAATTTGCATGATAAATTTTGAATAGATGTGACAAAAATAGCCCAGTAGCACTGCTACTGGGCAAACCCATTACTGGGAGGAGAAAGAACCAATGAAACAACTCAGCAACTGCTCACCGAGTGGCTCCATACTACATTATTTTTTACGCTCGCGCTTAGAAATTTGCGACTTCATTGCACCGTTTTTGGTGCGGGAGAAACTGGTGTTCTCGGATTCGTGAGAGGCACGGAGGTTGCTTAACTTGGATGTGCCGCCCTTGGACATAGCCTTCTTGTGGTCTACATCTACATTGTCCGGTAGAGTGCCATGCGCCTTCTCGTATGCACGTCGAGCTTTATGCCGTTCAGATTGCGCGGCAAGTTGTTTTGGTGTGCCCTGATAGTTTTTATACTCAGCGGCATAATTGCGTTTAGTGGCCATTGTGATTCTCACAAGTAGTAACTGGGCAGAATTTGCACAGCGCAGAGCTTTTGGGGTTCCATACCCCATGCACTACGGCTGCTTCGATTGCACTAGCCCTGCCAGCCCATTTAGACAGGATTTCAGGCAACTGCTTCCGAGTGTACTCAGACTTAATGATGTCGCCAACCACAACAAACAACAGCGCACCCTTGACGGTATTTACGTCGGGATGGTGAATCATCACCATAGCTGCCATAAGTTCTAACTGAGCGCTATCTGCGTAGCGACTTGACTTGCCAGTCTTGTAGTCGGCTACTCGTGCAACGCCATTTTCGTGGTTGATTGCAAGATAGTCTGGGATGCCTCGGAACCATACATCTTTGTCAAAGAATCCACAGGGGGTAAAGTCTGCACGGATTCCAAGTTTTTCTTCGCATCGGATGTCTCCCTTGAAAGTGGCAAGGGGTTCCACAAATGGTTTGTAGTGCGCAAAACTTGCAGGAAGTGGTGTTTTATCACGGATGTAATCTTCGAATGCCTTGTGTACAGCAGTGCCGTACATTGTGGCTTCTGTGTCTTTTGATTTAAATTTCTTGAGTATCTTAACTTCGTGGTATCTGCGGGGACAGCCTTCGTAGTCTTTGATGCCTGAGTAGGAGTGGGCTAGCGTCATGGAAAAAACTGGGTTGATTTTTGTAACCCCGAGTGTACCAATCAACAGTCCCCATAGGAAGCCCCGACGCCTGATTCGCAAGCTAGCGGTAAAGTTTGTGCCCACTTTGGTCTCCATGACATGCACTCCTCAACATATCGTTGTGCTTCTTCTTGTTCTTCAATCGGTGCAATACAAGCCACAGCATCGTGGACTGTCAACACCACCTTGTACTTTCTGCCGATTTTCAGCATCTGCTCCGCCACGACCTGCCTTGCTACGGCTTGACACAAGTTCTCGACCACCTTTCCCCCGTAGATATACACGGGTATTCCCTTAGAGAAATAGCGTAGTTGGGTCTTGCCGGTCTTTTCATCCAATATTTCTCCCAAGCCGGGGTACTGAATATGAAGCCCACTTGGAAGCGTCAGACCCTTGTTCGGCACGGCTCTGATTAGTCCCTGCTCGTCCACCTGATAACCGTTGCCTGTACGCAACGCAACCAACGACTCCTCTGCCCTGTACCACAACTCAGGTATCTTATGGTAGGTTCCCCTGTATGCGTGAATGATGCGTTTTGCCTCGTCCAAGGTCACCTCAACACCTGCCTGTGTCTTTAGGAAAATCTGTAACTTGTTCGGGCCAACGCCATAGCCTGCACCAAGCACAACGGTCTTGCCAACCTGACGCTGACTGGCGGGGCCGGTCGTAACCTGCTCGGGCGGTATCTGGTAAATTTGACTAGCCATAATGCGGTAGACGTCTTTCTTCTGCTCGAACGCCTCGATCAAGTCATGCTGACCCGCCAACCAAGCAAGCGTCCTTGCCTCGATCTGCGCTGAGTCGCAGTCAATCACAACGTGCCCTGCGGGGGCTTTGATAGCGTTCTTGATCTTGCCTGCGTTCGTACCGCGTGATGGGAGGTTCTGCAAGTTTACAGAATCTTGCCCAGACCAACGACCAGAGTGGGCACCGTAATAACGCAGAGGTACAGGAAACTTACCTCGGCCAGACATACCAATAAACCTCTCAGTGCGAGTTTCCTCAATAGTCGTCTTGTTTCCAAGTCGGGCTGCGACAAGGGCTTGTACTCGGACATCGGGATGCTCCTCTAGTGATTTGAATTCTTCGTCTGTCTTGGCAAACGCATAGGCTAACTTGCCAGTGCGTAGGCTTACCTTGGTAGGCGGCACAACGCCGTAGTTCTCGAGTACCTTTGCAAACTTGTCGTTAGACATTAACAGCTTCTTGATGCCGTCCATGCCTTCACTAAAGATTGCGTGTACATACTCGGGGTCAGCGTCCTTCAGCATGAAGTCACGCACAGATTCCATCAGCGCTTCCTTGGCATCCTTCACAGCTTCCAAGTGGTCAACCAAACGGGTCTTGTCTAACTCAAGAACAGGCTCAATGAACATACGCAAGGTCATGTCGATAAGTCTGAGTTCTTGTTTAGGGAAACCCAACGACATGTATTTCTTGAACAGCGTGTATGTCAACTCGGTATCGTTGATGCAGTACTCAGCGTAACGAGCCAGTTCTTCGGCAGAGAAGTCAGCGTAGTGCTTGCCTTTGGCATGTAGTACCTCATCGCCTTTGGCTCCGATACCCATGCGTTCAGCTTGCTTGGCTAAGCCATGCGACTTCTCGTGTGGGAACAACGCTCGTGACATACCAAGCGTATCCGCCCAAGCCATAGGGTTCACGCCATACAACCAGTTAAGAACGGCACCATCGAACGCTGTGTTCTGCGCAACCACCATTGCATCAGACCAATCAAACTCTTTGAGTACCTTCTCCACTTGCGGCTTGGGATACCAAACTGTTGCACCGTCATCGACCTTGATAGCAATACCAATCATCTCAAACTGAGGCGAACGCACATACTCCTCGGTCGGCATCTTGGTAAGGGAGAACTCAGTTGAGTAAAAACACTCTAGGTCACACGTTACTATTTTTGGCATATTGTTTGTCAAACTCTTCGTTAAGCAGATCTGTGACGTCTTTTATCATGTGCTGCGGGGTGATGATATTACTGCGGTTTCTATACGGCTGATCCATATTGATGTCGTACTCAGGAGGCGGTCTAAGGATGTCCTGCACCACTTGCGCTGTGAACTTCTGCTTGTGCATTTCCCTGTAACCGTCGCTCAATGCCTTCTTCTCGGTTTCGTTTAGAAACCATAACGGTTGATGCGCAGGCGGGGCGTTTAGGACTTCTTCCATCGTGTTGCGGTAGCCATACAACCGGCCTTCATACTCAAAGTCCTCGGGGTTGAACTTCATGCGGTCAAGAAGCATCTTGACGCCATCACAAATTTCTTCGCTCATATGGGCTCTCCTTCTTCTTTGAATGGCGCGTTTGTCCATGGGTTTATTTGCGCCCCTTCCATTAGCGGTTTGCCTGTGTGCGGATGGTATCTACCCGCTGTTTTGTATGTCACGGTACTGCGTTCTTCTGGCTCTGCGTTAGTCAGCAGTGTATGAAACACATTGGCTTCGAACCTTGCACGTCGGGCTTCTTTATACGCAGCAAGCAACGCTTCTTTTTCTTCGGGCTCTAAGTACCACAGGCGGTGTATATGTCCAGCATCATGTTTATCAATTAGCAAGTCATCCAGTTTCTCCGTGATGTCTTGGAACTTAGGGAACGTACCCTGATACGTTCGCCTATCGCTCTGCTTGTCCCCAAAGAAGTCCTCGGGGTGTGTCTTTAGTCGTTCAATAATTACTTGTACAGATTGCATCATGTTGGTTCCTCCAGTGGTTTGCAGTACAGCGTGTAGTTGGACTGCGCTTGTTTTATGTTTGCGAGATACTTGGGTAGATCGTCGACATTCGTTTCGTTGATGACAAGGGCTAAGCCCCCTGCCTCGTCAATAGTTCTAAGGTTAGAAGTTTGTAAATCCGTTGGCTTGTTCTTGCCTGCCTTTGCTTCGATGCCAATGAACCTACCCCCCAAGCACGCAAGGATGTCAGGGGTGCCGCTGTTAGCGTGCATACCCCCGATGTAGTTCACAGCATACGCTCCACTTGCCTTAAGCGTGGCGTGTATCTTCTTCTTGACTTTGGCTTCCGGTGTTGCTGCCATATATTGTGCTTCTCCAAACTGATACTGAGGGCATGTGATTGTGCGCTTTCGTGGGTGTTGTATACCCGTTGTGCGCTATCCACCCAATTGATTGCAGGGCACGAACGCCTGACACCCACACATTTGGATGCAATGTAGTAGGGCGAAACAAAAGTTTTTTACTGCAATACTCACGGAACTCGTCGCCAAGCACCAGTTGTTTAGTAGTAAGCAACTGTTCGGCAAGTTCTAGATAGCGTTCTACAAATGCAGGCTCCGTTCGGCTTGCCTTACCCCAGCACTTATCCGCCAGTGCCAAAGCGTTTGTCATGCGATCAGTTTCCATCTTCAACCACCTCGATCAGTTTAGCCAAGTAGTGCTGTGCTTTCTTGAGGTCATCAAGACCGCCCTTGTCTTTCCAACGGGATACATACTTCACGATGTTGCCCTCAAGGTAGCCCAGTTCATTGGCAACGATGTAGTCCCATGGCTGAATGGCTTTGTCTTTGTAGTGCGTACCTGCAACCTGTACGTCGTTTGCAGTGGTCAGTTCCGTAATTAGTTCAATCATTTTGGTTCCTTTAGTAGTTTGTCATAGTACTGCTTGGGCATAGGCGCTTTTTTGTCGAGGGTCTCCCTCAACCATGTGGCACCGCCTAGCTGTATGAAGATTTCCCAATGCCTATCGCTTAAACGTACGTATCGTACCTTTAGGGGGGCGGGGGGCTTTGGTCGGGGCATGTTCTAGTGTTCCTTCGTGTTTGTTTGGTTGGCGTTCCTTGGCACGAGCGAATGTGCCGAACTGT